TTACGATACGATAATGTCAAAGTACATCTTACCGGATTCTTTGTCATAAACAATCTGGTCAACAATTGTCCGTATCAGTGTACCTTTTTCTTCATAGCTTACGTCTGGATTTTTCAAAATGTCATTCACGGATTTGATTTCGTGGAGGACATCTTCCTTGGTTACTTCTTTTTCTTTCTGCTCTTTTCGGAGCTTTTCCAATCCAGTTTCAAGCTGTAGCCGATTACTGATCAGCCGTTCTTTGTTGGCTTTATATTCTTCCAATGAATCAATTCCACTTTCGTATGCGTCACGGATCCTGCTTTCTCTGGTAGAGAGTTTGGATAATTCCTTCTGGAGCTGTTCAATGGCAACTGTCTCATCTGTGGCAGGCTGGTCTTTACGGACGTATGTAAAATCAGTTCCGGAAAGAATCTGATCAAAATATGAAATCACAGCTTCTTCTGCTCTTTTTACGGATAGCGCAACGGAAGTCTTGTGAAATCCTTTGGCATATTTCCAGCACTGGAAGTATGGACACTTGCCGTTGCCGGTGTAGGAGAGAGTAGCACCACAGACAGAACATTTCAGCAATCCGGATAACCAGTGCTTGCATGTGGAAACATTCCGGGCTTTCATGGGACGTTTGCGGGAAGCAATCAATTGCTGTCTCCGGTCAAAACGTTCTTTCGAAATCCGAACCTCATGTGCGCCCTCGAACTCTACTCCATTCCAGGACACGATTCCGCAGTAAAAAGGATTCTGCAGGATCCGGTCAATGGTTCGCCGCTCAAAAAGATTCCCTCGTTTGGTCTTGTATCCAAGGTCATTACATTTCCTTGCAATGGCGGTTTCGTCCATGTTGTGGTTATCATACAGATCCATAATATAAGACACCATAGCATATTCAGCTTCGTTGATCTGATAGGGCTTCCCGTGTCCTACAGCCTCATAGCCGAGACAGGGAGAGGACTGGTAGCCATTCCGGAGAGCTTTTTCTTTCATGCCCCTCAGAACTTCTCCAGAGAGCCGGATAGAGTAGTATTCGTCCATCCATTCAATGATGCGCTCAATCAGTGAACCGAAAGGACCATCCACAAGGGGCTCAGATACGCTTATTACTTCTACATGATCTTTTTTGAGCATACTCTTGTATACAATAGATTCCTCCTGATTACGGGCAAATCTGGAGTATTTCCAGACCAGTATCACATCAATCGGATGTGACGGCTGTTTGGCAATGCCGATCATACGCTGAAACTCAGGACGCTTTTGTACATGCCGGCCGGATACACTCTCGGAAAAGATAAAATCATTAGAGATAATGATACCGCTCTTTTTAGCATAGTCCAGCAGCAGACGCTTCTGAGCATCAGGAGAAAGCTCTGCCTGATCATCTGTGGAGACTCGTATATATAAAGCTCCAATACGATCACTCATGATATCACCTCGGTTTTATATTTATAAAATATGTAAAATTGGGTACAAAAATAACAGCCACACAAATGTTCTGGTTGTGCGCCTGCTCCGAAGATGATACAATATTTAATGCAAAACGGGTATCTCTTCGGAGATATGAGCCGTCCTTGTGTTGGTAGCACAGGGGCGGTTTTTATTATGCCTAATTAGCAGTAATAGCTAATCTGATGAAAAGTTGCGTACCAAAGGTCAAGAATATCCTTACTTCGAGCTTCTATAGTTTGCATGATGAATCGAAGCTGCTTGTCCGGAATTTTTGATTTGTTATGACATAGAAGGCAGCCGCCATTTCGCGCAATCCATATTTTAGTGGCAGAAGGTGAAGGAACTCCCTGGCATACATGGACATGCACTGGTTCCAATGGATTGTTTTCGTTTACCCAGAAATATACGATGTAAGAACCGATTTTAAAAACTCGAGGCATTATCCATCCCTCCTTCAAAACCACCTTCACGTGCCAACTGTATGATTATGTGGGAAACAGATTCTAAATAATCCTGAAAGTATTTGATTTCTTCATCTGAGAAACCTTCAATATTTTCCCACCTGTAATCAGGCAGCCAGCAGGAAGCAGAATGAAAACCTCCATAGACTGGTTTTTCTATACGAACTTCAACCTGCTCCCGTCCATCTTTTTCAAGAGATTCTGAATGAACGATTTCAGTATTGTCATTGAGCGTCATAAATGGATACATCATAATATTATTTCTCCTTTCATTTCTACTCCCATAAAGATTCATCATTCATAATATCAATATCATGCATACCCTCTGGTGCTGGTTCTACATCTATACTTCCGAGTTCTTCAGATTGACGAAACTCTTCTGCGAGCATTGTTTTATTAAATTCAGCCGTAGGATCAATAGAAGCAACCAACTTTTCGAGCTCAGAAATATCGACTTTAAAAAATTCTTTGCGAAGATTGACCTTATTAAGTCTTTTATTATTCAATATATCATGAAGCTTCTTTTCGAGTTCTACAGCGTCTTGTGAAAAAATGAAGCTGTGTACATCAAATTTAAATGGAACACTTGCACTTCCAAGTTCGTTAACACGATCCTGAGGATCTAAACGGCGAGTCATTCCAATTTTAAAGACATCTTTTCCAAAAGATCCAAGATTGCTGATGATGTATACATTACCAGCTTTTCCATTTTGAAGATTTACAATTTCTTCTTTTTTTACAATAACTCCAGTAAGCTGATCTTGTAGTTCGAGAATTCGGGCACGTAATTTCTGCATTTCATCATCAGAAGTAGTTTGCTCAAGAGAACCCTGAAGTTTTTCGATTTCAGTCTTGTATTTAGTCTCCTCTTTTTCTACTTTTTTACGTTCGTTTTCAAGAGCTTTTTTCTCTTCAGCCTCTTGCCTCATCTGTTCCTTTAAAGCGAGCTGCTCTTGACGGGCTTGCTCCTTTTTGGTGTAGTAGGAATATTCTATCTTAACAGCATTGATAAAAAGATATTCCATTTCTCCGATGAATTTAGTAAGCGTACCGGCAATATTTTGATTTCCTTCAGCTGCAATTTTGAGGTACTTGGCAGAAATTGTTTTGATATCCTCAATAGATTTTTCTAATTTATCATATTTCAGATTATATAAAACATTCTGAAACTCAGCCTTAAGAGCAATAACAACGAGGGAATAAATTGATTTATTTGCTTTCGTTGTGTAGCGTGATTTATAAAGATCCATCAACTGAGTTATCTGCTTTTCATTTTCCCTATATGCTTTGCGCAGTTCTTTGACATCTAACGAGTGAAATTGTAATGATACAGAAGGCGCAAGGACATCAAGGTCTTGTTTATCATAAGGATTTAAACGACAGTTATCGTATTGGACATCTGATACAAGAAAATTATCAAGTGCATGTTCAATGCTTTTGTATAATTCTTTGTAGCGGCTGATTTTAGATGTCTGGGTATTTAACTGTTTGCTGGTTTTTTGCGACTGTTCAGTAAGATAAGATAATTCTTCACGCTGCCTGGATATAAGAGTAGTGTTATCAGCAATTTCTTGATTTATAGAATCCAAGCGAGCTTTTACTTGAAAATATTCATCAGCATGTAATTCTTGTAGTTGCTGTTTTAAAGAATCGTTTTCAGCTTTGATTTTTCCGATTCTGAATATATCGAATAATCCCACAACCATCCCTCCTTAGTTCGTAAAAAATATAAATTAATTTAAAATACGTAGTTCAATTAATCGCTTATGATATCCGGTCATTCTGGATATCTGTTCAATAGTAAACTCCCTGTATTCATTCGGCAGCAACAAATTTCATCACTGCAAATGGTTCAAAATAAATGATATAGTTATCAACATCAACACATATACCATACTTAGACCTGTAACACTGTATAGCTTCTCTCAGGTATTCTTCTGTAGCATCCAGAAACTCTGCCATCTCATATAGGTTCCTGCATCCGGCTTCGTATGCTCTGATCAGACCGGTTAATCCAATTTTTAGATTGTATCCGTAGAACCGTGCGCGATATTCCTGCTTGCGGTTCATAATGTCGGTCTGGTCCAGAATGTTACCGGAAGTAGTATAGTGGTGTCCAAGCTCCTCAGCCAGGACACAGGACTTCTCGGTCTGGGTTTCTATGTTACTTCGAATTGCAATCCGTTTACCATTGAGTAAACCATCATGATTGATAAGATTTTGCTCTTTTACATGTAATCCTTCGTGATCGGCAGCAGTTAATAGTTGTTCATAAGTCAAATGACATCAGTCCTTACATTAAATTAAGTAATTTATCGAAGCCAATCTGATGGTATCTTTTTAAGTTTAGCATTATTCCAGTGAATTACTTTTCCTCCAATAGTTACAGTCTCAAATTCACCGGTTACAGGATCAATAATATTTTTTAAAATGCCAATTCTACAATCTCGATTTGTATTTTTTAAAGAAGTCATTTCATAACACCAGTCACCTTCCTTCGGCTCTTCATAAGGAACATATTTCATCGTAGAACACAGCAAGTCAGTTAATGTATCATGAATTTTATTGATTTCTTCGTTTTTAACGTTAGACATATTACTCCTCCTTACATTAAATAAGCGCATACTTTTAAATTCTTCCTATTTCCACAAAGAATCATCATTCATAATATCAATATCATGCTGAACACCTTCCGGTGTCTGCACAACGTCTGTACGGGTGTGAGCAGCAAGAACATCTTCCTCCATCTGTTGGGTGGAGAGAAGCCCCTTTGTGTAAGAGACTACTTTTCCCTTGTTAGTCGAAGATAATTGATTATATAAGTCCAAAAACCTAGCGGTATACTCCGATATACGCTGATAACATCCTTCCTGATCCGGTTTCTGATAATCAATAACGAGAGGAGATGAGGAGTCGATTTTGTCAGATATAAGCTGCACAGGCTGTTTTTTGTCAAGCATTTTTAATAAAGTATCTAAATCAATTCCCATTCCAGAGGCAACTTTTGCCATAGAAGGTAGAGTTGGAGAAATAGGTTTATTATTTCGAGGATTAATATTGTTCTCGAGCATAGAAATATAACCTTTACTAAGAGAACATGCATTTGCAAATTCACCTAATGTAATATTATTATTCTCTCGATAGTTTCTTATGATATCTCCTAAAGTCATGATCTGCCTCCCTTTCTATTGTTTAGTATATTGTACAACATGTTGAAAAAATAGTCAACAAAAATGTTCAACATACTTGACAACGCTAAAACTGAGTGATATTATACAAATAGTTCAACATGATGAACGGAAAGGAAGTGAATAAATAATGGGATACAAGATAAGAGAATGTAGAAAAGAAAGAAGTATGTCACAATGCGAATTAGCAGAGAAAAGTGGAGTATCACGCACAATAATTTCAGGATTGGAAAATGGTACAATAACAACGACAACAACAGATACTTTGCTGAAAATTGCTAAAGCGCTTGATAAAAAAGTTGCAGATATTTTTTTTGAGGCGTAGTTCAACATGTTGAATATACAATGTTAAAACCAGAAGGAGGCGAGTTGAGATGAATGATTCAAAAGAAGAAATCGAAAACCTGCGTAAGCAGATAAACAGGTTAAAAATCAGCTTAATGTTTACGCAGATATCAACGATTATGGTTACCATTATTCTTGGATATCAGTGTCTTCGGTCGATTCAGAATTATCATTATCTGCTTCAACAGGTGAGCATGTGTCTTGAGTCGGTGAACACTGTTTATTCAGCTCTTCGACAGTTTTTTTCAATTCTTTGATAGTTTCGGCTTCACTGGAAGATGACGTATCTATATTGTGAAGTAGCTGTTGTAACATTTCATTTTGAGCATGTTGCAGTTCAAGCTGAGATTCTTCAATTTGCATTTGATTAATTTGTTCTGTTCGTGATGAATTGGACTGAGCAATTGCAATGGAAATTGTAAGAATTGTGCTGATAATCAGGTCAATAAGAGCCAGTAAAAAGGAAGTTGGCATTTTTATTCTGTTATTTCCAATAGGAATATACACAGAATCAGGTAGCTCATAAGTTTTAACAGTAGTGTCGTCAACAATTACAAAATCGTCTTCTGGTAATCCACCGAGATCTTCCGAGTAATTGGATAAATCTGAATGGAAATGTAATTCAGGAGGTAGATTCAAAAATTGTTTTTGAAGTTCCAGAAGAGACAGTGATTGCTTTAAAGACTCATTTAAATTGTTATATACACCAGTAGTTATATTTTCCCGAATAGTAGCAGTCATAATTTCAGACATTTTGGAGAATGATTCGGTCAACGACGCAACCATGGTGGGCGTGTATAACTGAAAAATTTGTCTATAGGGTTTTACTATTTCTTCCTGCAGCTGATGTATACGAGAAGACAATGAGTCAGGTGGAAGAATAATTTGGGAATATCCAGAATAAGCACGCTTAATTTGATTTAAAGAATTTTGCAAGTTTTGTAGTTCTGGATTTAAGAAAGGGTTATTTTTTTGATCGTTTTTCATAGAAACCTCCTTGGTAAATATTCAGGCATGGCAGTGCCCTGTGAATAAAGTATAAGAGCTGAGAACATAAAAAACAATATGCACAAGATGATTCGACAGATATCGAGAAAACTTGATAAGTAACCATAATCATAAGAATTTCATACCATATCACAGGGAGGTGAGGCCGTGAAGAAGATAGAGTTTATTACCAGAATACAGGTTAATGGTGTAAAAGAGGAGGTATCAGGTGCAAAAGCATCTGAGATTATCCGAGAACGTGTGGAAAACGCATTGCAGGCAATGAACTATGAGAAGAGAGCTGCCGGATAAGGGCGGCAGGGGGGACAAGCATGAGAAAGATATGGATCATAAGATTCTCTGACGGAACAATCGGCTCCTGCTACGGCGCCCGATCGGGAGCCGCGGAGATAGCAGAACTCCGGAAAGAAGATTATGGAGGATCCTACACGATGGAGGGAGAGATATGACAGAAAAACAAGTCAGCAGATACATAGATCTGGTACACAGAAGAACGTACATTCTTACACATAGTGGAGTCGACTGGAAACCGGAGTATGCTTCTGAGACGGAACAGATCGACTGCGAACTGGAAATATTACGTCCGCTGGTGGAACAACTCAGAAGTAAAACTGCATAGGAGGGAGGTGAGAATGATGGCGAGAGAACTTAACATTTCCCTGATTATAGGGATTGTTGTGGCAATCCTTCCGGTATGGCAATGGGATTCCGGAATAGAGCTTCTGATCAGCGTTTTTACGATCACGGGAATTGCATTTGGAATAATCCTGTGGTTGGAGGATAAGAAGACAAAGAAAAAGAACCCCACAGCGGCAACTGTAAAGGTTCGGTAATTAAATGGTGCTGTATGAAATAACAACTATATTTAGTATATCATACAGCGCCTGAAAGTCAAGATGCAGGCAGGAACCACCTGCTATATTTTTGACCTTTTTTTGAGAGCTACAGAGGTATCAAGTACCTCTTGGGAGCTCGATTAAGCGTATTAGAGTTACGACAGAGGTGCTTATGAGATACAAGGTACTATGCGGATACATAAGGCAGAGATGGGACTGTGGTGACACAGTAGAGATTGAAGAAAAACACACTGGGAAGTATGGAGCCAGAGGACAGACCAGAGAGAAGAAGAGGAAAGCCACTCCGGAAGAGATAAAAAAACATAATCAGTGGAAACGGGAAAGGGATGTCAGGAGGTTGATCAAGTGGAATTTCCGTGAGAGGGACTACTGGATCACTCTTACATATCCGAAAGATTACAGACCGACGTGGGAAGAAATGAAGGACCATGCCGGAAAACTGGTCAGAAAGATGCGAGAAAAATATAAAAAACAGGGATGGACCTTAAAGTACATATACCGTCTTGCAATCGGATCCAGAGGCGGCCGACACATCCACATCCTGATTAATCGTGAATCCAATGAAAAAACGGCTACAGATCTGATAATCACAGATCTCTGGGAACAACAGTGGGGACACGGACATGTTAATTTCCGTACTACTTACAACGAGGGTGGATATAAGCAGCTTGCAGAATACCTCACGAAGCCCCTGGAAGAATGGGAACCAGACGAGGTTAAACGATATCATCCATCCAGAAACCTTATCCGCAAGGATCCTGAAGTTGACGAGATTAAAAGAAGAAGTTTGGTTGACTGTGATGGAACACCAAGGATGCCAAAAGCACCGAAAGGATACTATGTGGATCCGGAAAGCATCGAAGTCGGCATAAATCCGATAACTCATTATGCTTACCGCCATTACACGCTGATCAAGATTAAGAAGAGGGAATAAAACATGTGGAAAGTAGACATCTACCTGGAAACCGATAGTACATTCCAGGGAAAACGAGAAAGAAAATGCGGATATGTCCTCTCTGCTATGGTCGGAAACGAGGAAAAGACAAAGGAAAACTTCGGAATCTCGAAGGGGACATACCACCAGTCTGTCCTTATGGCGCTTATCGAGGCTCTTTCCAGGATGAATGTTTCCTCGGAAATCTGTGTACATACACAGGATAGCTATGTAGCGAGCAGACTTCTGAAACTGGAAGAGATGGCAGGAGAAGGCTGGCGAGATTCAAAAGGTGAACTGATCAAGAATGCTGCTGAATGGGAGCAGGTCTATCGTCTAATCCATGCTTTTCCGGAAGCACACAAAATGACCGCGAGATCTGAGAAACACAGTTATTCCACGTGGTTACAGGAGATGATGAAGAAGAATGAATGTGGAAGAATTATGGGGCAGGGCCTGGAGCCTGAGACCGGATCAGAATCCAATGACGATGGAATACCTGGGAGCGATAACCCGACAGGGAGTTGACTATAAGTATTACAGAGACGAAAGAGGTGAAATTTTATATGACAGCATACCAGAAGGAGGAAAACCGGAATGGATGCGAAAGGCCGATAGAGAAGCCAGAAAGAAACACGGAATCTATTATTAAAAAATAAAGAAAAAGGGGAAATACGTATGAGAACAATAGCAATCATTAATCTGAAAGGTGGTGTGGCCAAAACCACATCCAGTATCAATATTGCCTATATCCTTACCACACGTGGATATAAGGTTTTACTGGTGGATAACGACAAGCAGGGAGACTGCTCACGTGGATTAAACCGCCGCACTTCAGATGGAGACGGTATTGATCGGATCATGACAGATCGCCATCCGGATATGAGCCATCTGATCCATAAAACTGACTATGAGGGGCTGGACATCATCACCGCAAATCTTGGCCTTCTGACTGCGAACATGGAAGTGACCATGGATCGTGTGCGCCCGCAGCAGAACCGACTGAAAAAAGCATTGCAGCAGGTAGCTGATCAGTACGATTTTTGCGTCGTAGATAATGCTCCGGATATCAATATCTCTGTGATAAATGCACTGACAGCCGCGAATGACGTCCTCATTCCTGTAGAAGTAGACGATAACACCCTGGAAGGCATGAACGAGCTCCTGGACCAGATCCAGGAAGTGAAGGAAGAACTGAATCCGGACCTGCAGAACGTCCGCTGCTTTGTGAGCAAGTACCAGAAAGGGAACCAGGCACACATTCAGGGAGCAGAGATCATCAGAGAGCAGTATCCGGCTATGGATACAACAATCCGCTTTTCTGGTGTAGTGGCAAGGAGCACATTCATGCGTATGCCGGTGGCTCTTCACAGCTCCCGATCAGCGGCAGCAGAAGACTATGAAGCACTGGTTACGGAGTACTTGAATATGATCGGAGGTGTACAGGATGGCGAAATTTGATCTCAAAGGAATGCTCTCTGAGCGTTCTGCACAGGAAATAGACCTTCCGGAACAGAAGACGGTCTATCGCAATCCGGAAGACTTGATCCCTTCTAAGGATAATTTTTATTCAACGGAAGACACAGAGAAACTAAAACAGTCGATCAGAGCACTGGGAATCCTTCAGCCACTCCTGATTGAAGAAAGAGACGGAAAAGATTACCTCCTGGCTGGACACCGGAGAAGAAAGTGCTGCCTGGAGCTGATCAAGGAAGGTCTTGAACGATTTAAAAGAATCCCTTGCGTATACAAACCAAAGATTGAATTGAGCGCAGAAACCGAGACAGATGAGATTGTCCGGAAGATGGTGATCATCCAGTCCAACACCTACCGCGAGAAAACTGACTGGGAGAAGATGACGGAATCCCTGCAGATGGAAGAACTGGTCAAGGAACTCCGCGAAAAGACAGATCTTGAAGGTAAGACCAGGGAAATCGTATCAGATCTCATCGGAGTATCATCCACCCAGATTGGAAGATATCACAGCATTAGCTCAAATCTTTCCGGAGAACTGATGGACGCATTCAAACAGAATAAGCTGAACGTATCCACGGCAGCGGAACTTGCCGGCTTGAACGAGAAATATCAGAACGAAGCTTGTAAGCTCCTGTCAGAAGCCGGGCAGGTTACATTGAATGCAGCGAAACTCCTGAAAGCGCAGCAGGAACAGGAAAGAGATATTCCCGGGCAGATGACTATAGATCAGGCACTGCATCCTCATAAGACGGAAGAGATTAACACTCCTGTTCCGGTGGACATCCAGATTGACCGGTTCTACGAATCTCTCCGGAAGAACACAGAAACCTATGTGAAGAAATCAGATCTGAATATGACTACATACATGCTCAGCGCCCTGTACGGAACAGTACGTGTCCGAAACGGACACCTGAACTATCAGGGAAGTAAGGAAGGAATAATCTTCAATGTTGGTTCTGATCAGGAAGAACTGATGAGCTGGACAGACTTCTCGAAGAAATTGATCGAGAAATACGGAAAGAAACAGAAACCGGTCAAAATGGCAGCAGTGGACGAACCCGAAGAACTGACGATACAAGAAGTGATCACAATGTTCCATGATGAGTATCCAGAAATCTTTGCAAAGATGATGCGGGCAATCAGACCGGCAAAAAATAATCAGGAATCAGCATTTATGGCACAGAAAACACTTGCTCCAAACGGATTCCGTGGATTTAGTGGTCCGAGAATGATGAGCTGCGATTTTCGGAGCTTGTCAGCAGGCACGAAATTTGAATATAAAGGAAGAACACTGAATACAAGCTATAGATATTTAGCCAGTCAGGCGAGACTTGTGTACGATCCTTTTTCTCCAGAATTTGATGACTCGGAAGAACACTGCCAACTGGCAGCAGAACCACAAGACGAAAAGCAGCAGAGCGATATTGTTGAATCCGACAAAATCGAAGAACATTTTATTGAAGCCAACAAAACGTCTGGACATTCCGGTGACTCCACCGATATGCTTCCGGAAACGTGGCCGGAATTCTTGAAAGACATCCCGGTGCCGACAGATACAGAATTGATATGCTACCTGTATGACCAGGAGAAAGACCTCAAAAAGATGGTAGAAATTGAAAAAGAAGAGGGGTTGCCACACATGATGATTATGCGACAACGGATGGTTGTAGCTGGACTAAGACTTCTTAAAAAAATGATTGAGAATATGGAGAGATGATTGATGAGAAGAACAGAAATGGACAATATTATCGAAAACATGGCGGAGTACATCTGTGATCATATATGCCAGAAACCGAAAGAAATCACAGATGCGGAAAAACTGGAAGACTACTGTGCAGAAGAATGCGATATAGGAAGCCATATCTGTAATATCCTGAATCAGTACAACAAGATCAACGATTTTGAGGATTCTGAACTGTACAAGATAATGACAAAACACCGGAACATTGTCTTCTGCAAAGAATGCCAGTATAGAACATACCACGATACCAGCGGATTTGACTTGTGCCGGATTAGCACAGGACTGAGCGGATTTTTGGGAGAAGGTGACGGCTGCAGCAGAGGACTAAAGGTGTCCGAATCGGACACATAAATAACGGGTGCTATCTAAAATCACATATATCACACACAGGAGAGAGGAACTGTATAATCCTCTCTCCGGAAAGGAGCGAAACATGGATCAGGAAGGATTGATGTTTCCGAAAACACAGAAGAAACGAAAGAAAAGAATGAAACATCCCAGGAGCATCCTGCATGAGAAAAATGGGACATGTTATCTCTGCATGATACTAAATGGAAACCATAAGAAACATCTGCTCTTGGATGAGCATCATATATTTGGAGGACCCAACCGGAAACATTCCGAAGAAACTGGGATGAAGGTATGGCTCTGCCTGGATCACCACACAATGGGACCGCTGGCAGTGCACAACTGCCCGGAAACAATGAGGCTGATGCACAGGATCGGGCAGCAGGAGTACGAGAAGACACACAGCCGGCAGCAGTTTATTGAGACATTCGGTAAGAGCTATTTATGAGGAGTAAAAACATGAATATAAAAATATGGCCAAGAAAGAAGAATGACAAGGGCGGATATGCCTGTATGCCATTAAAGAAAAACGTGCCGGAGGGGCACGATGGATGGAGACTAACAACATGTCCTGAATGTGGCACAGAATGCTGGGAGTCACCATTGCTTAAAAGCATTGCAAAATCAGGAGTAATTCCAATGTGCACGATGTGCGCACTTAAGAAAGGAACTAAGAGATGACGGAAGATAAAACATGTAAAACCTGCATCGATAATGATAATGGATTCTGCGATCGGAAGGGAATCTTAGTTGAAGACGATGATCATTGCAGTGATCATAAATCCGACTGGAGAGAATCCATGATGCGTAATTTCCTGAGAGGGCACTGATATGGGGAGAACAGATCTTAGACCAGATATCACAAAAGAAGTTCTGGAAGAATACATACGAAAAGGTTATTCGCAGAACCGCATAGCGATAACTCTTGGTACTACCCAGTCGACCATATTTAACAAACTCAAAAAAATATGGTCTTCAGGTTCAAAAGACCAGACCAAGTAACTATGACGAAAAAGCTCTGATCAAACAGCTTCAGAACGGATGGACTACGGAGCAGATAGCGAGATACTTCGGCGTTTGCAACGGCACTGTTGGGAGCTGGATCAGTAAGAACAAGCTTGGAAAGTACAGAAAAGCATCACCAAAGAAATTTGATACCAAACTGTGCAGTACCTGTATATATGGCACAGGAAAGAAGACAGACATGGATAGATGCAATTACCTATCCATCACCGGTCATTCCCGAAACAAGGGCCAGCCAGAAGATGGATGCTCTAAATATGTGAAAGGAAGAAAAATACGTGAAAGAAAAGGAATGAAATTGTGAAAGGCGGTGGAGTTGAATGAGAGAAATTCTTTTCCGCGGAAAGCGGATTGATAATGGAGAGTGGGTGGTTGGACAATATGTAAATACATGTTATCCGGGAAATGGTAAGGAGACAGGGCACTTCATTGTCGTGTATCCAAATGAATACCATGAAATTTACACATCCACCCTCTGTCAGTTCACAGGACTTTGTGACAAGAACGGTAATAAGATTTGGGAAAATGATATTATCAAATATCATTTCGGAGAAAACTATGCTCCAATCAAATATGGATGCTATCAAAATTGTTTTGATTCTCAGAAAACAGAACATGTCGGATTCTATGTAGATTGGTCGGATGGCAAATGCCTTAGAAAAGATTTAGGGTATTGGATTAACATGGTAGACACTATGCCAGTTGGAAACATTTTCGACAATCCAGAGCTGTTACAGGAGGAACGCAGATGAGTAAATCAGTGTTAGTGATAAATACGCCAGAACGATGTATAGATTGCGAAATCGGACAGAATTATAGCAACATTATAGAAACCTGTGTTTCTTGCCCGATTGCAGGAAAGTCAGCATTAGACGGAGAAGCAGAATCAATCCCTGATTGGTGTCCATTGAAGCCACTGCCGGAGAAAATGAAAGTAACTGGGCTTTATAACGGCGAGTATTTCAAAGCGGGAGGCAAACTACCGAGCTATAAGATCGGCTGGAACGATTGTATTGATGAGATTACAGGAGGAATGGATTAATGGCATGTGCAAAGAAATGTGATAGATGTGGAAAACTGTATGAGCAGTACAATTCTAAAAACGATAGAAAAAATCCTAATGGGATCATGGTATTAAATCTGGATAGTCAGAGAAGATATTTCACACATAATGCTCTGGATTTATGTCCTGATTGTATGAAAGGATTTCAGGACTGGTTTGGAGAGGTAAAGTAGATGGAGAGATTAACATACAGCGGGACAAGAGAAGCCAATAACGCAGCTACCATACGGGAAATTATCAATAAACTTTGCGATTACGAAAACGCAGAAGAACAGGGCTTGCTTGTGAGATTGCCGTGTAAGGTTGGAGATGATGTGTATATCATTCCAAGTCCATCTGTTTATGGATTAAATATTATTAACGGATACGAAAATCTTAATAGAGTATATCATCAGCATGTCGGATCAATTACATTTGCTGATAGCCACTGGTATGCAACAAGCCGTGAAGAATATAAGGTTTACAGTGAAAAAGTGCTTAATGATATTGCTTTTGGAATAACTTGGTTTACTGATCGCGAGGAAGCTGAAAAGAAGTTGAAGGAGATGAGAGAATGATAGAAAGACTGAAACACTGGATATTCAAATCCAGAAAGAAGCACTGCAGATGCTGCTGTCTGACGTGTAAGTATTTCGAAGAATGCAAAAATAGGACCGTGAGGTGAGAGCATGGCATACAAAAACAGTGAGGGTTATCCAGATCCAACATCAGGAAAGGCAATCAAGGCAGCAGGACATATGCCAACACATATTTACAACGCATACACAGTCCTGAATAACACTGCCGGACTCTTGGGCTTAGAAATCACAGGTATCAGAGATAAGAAAACGAAGAAGGAATGGAAACGAGGAGGCTGACATCATGGATAAGAGAATTCTGGAAGAATACATAGATGCATGCGAGGTGACCAAAGAAGCAGAAGCAGAAATCCGTAAACTCGAATCAAAAAAGAATATCACAGCAAATGAGACTGTATCTGGAAGTAATCCGGAATTTCCTTACAACCCACAACACTTTAAAGTACAGGGAACGACATATTCTTACTCCGATGATGTCAGAATCAGACAGAAGAAAGAGATCCTGAGACAGAAGAAAGAGAAGGCTGAGCAGTTGAAACTGCAGGTTGAAGTATGGATGATATCAATCCCATTCCGGATGCAGCGGATTATTAAATACAAGATCTTCGAGGAAATGACCTGGCAGCAGGTGGCAGATCGGATGGGACGGAAGACTACAGAGGAAAGTGTAAGAAAAGAATTTAAAAGATTTTTTGAAAAAAATTAAAGTTTGTCCGTTTTGTCCGATATGTCCGCTTCAAAGATGTTATAGTATATCATGAACGAATTGGAAATAGCCAAGACGTTCAGTTTTCTTTTCTCATACGTATCTTCCGCATATAAGACATGATGAATCCCCCGTCCTGGTCTCTGGTGGTGCTCAGATCAGGACATCCCGGAACATAGCTCAGTGGTAGAGCAGCTGGCTTATATCCAGCGTGTCGGTGGTCCGATTCCATCTGTTCCGATTGCGTGATCCACACACGCAACTTTTTCATAGTAAATCTCCTTAAAGGTGCGGAGCTGGCAGCAGTTCCGCTTTTAAAATGTTCAGGTGTCCAATTCGGACACCTTTTTATATGCCAATTTTCATACAGCGTGCACAGCACCAGCACTCACATGCTTTAGGCAGAGGATTCACTGCGTGTGAGTGTTAGCGCACCTCCTTTCGGCATGGCGGCAATCGGCTGTCATTATGGTGCTGGCAGGACTGTATTTAAGAATAAATGAAAGAAGGTGAGCTTAAGTGACTGAAAAACAAAAGATATTTGCAGATGAGTACCTGATAGATCTGAATGCCACGAGGGCTTACCGGGTAGCATATCCATCTGTGAAGAAGGATGAGGTGGCAAGGGCTAATGCTAGTAGATTGCTAACAAATGCTAACGTCAAAAAATATATTTCTGAACAATTGGAGAAAATCCACAGCCAGAAGACGGCAGATGCACAGGAAGTGATAGAGTATCTTACTTCAGTTCTGAGAGGCGAAAGCACATCTCAGGAGATTGTTGTCGAAGGAATTGGCGATGGAATGTCCGAAGCACGCACTATGGAAAAGGGACCATCGGAAAAAGACAGGCTGAAAGCAGCAGAGCTGCTAGGAAAAAGATACTCGTTGTTTACGGACAAAGTAGAAGTCTCTGGCCTGGAAGAAGAGAAAAAGAAACTGGGAGATATCCTGGAACAGTTGCGTGGTGATGGGTAGTGAGCGAAGAACGACTGATACTATCAGAAAAGTATAAGGCATTTCTGAGGTGCGATGCCCCAGTTGAATTTCTTGAAGGGACTACAGCTGCCGGCAAAACGACAGTTGGTCTATTCAAGTTTATGTGCAAGGTTGCGGAATCGCCGAAGAAACTGCATATCTTGGCCGCGAAAGATACCGGAACAGCCGAAAAGAACATTATCAATAAAGATCTCGGGATCATTGACGATTTCGGAATACTAACACAGTACAATGGAAATGGCACAAAAGACGACAAGATACCACATATCCTGTTTCGTACTAATAAAGGCGATAAAGTCATCTATGTGATGGGATATGGAGATAAAAAGAAGTGGCAGAAAGCCCTTGGCGGTCAGTATGGATGCCTGTACATTGATGAGATCAACACAGCGGACATCGACTTTGTTCGTGAGGCATCCATGCGTTGCGATTATCTGATGGCAACACTGAACCCGGATGATCCGTCTCTGGACGTATACAAAGAATACATAAACTGCAGCAGGCCGCTTCCTGAATGGGAAGATGGCACACCACAGGAAATCAAAGACGAGCTGAAAGAAGAACCAAAACCCGGATGGGTACATTGGTTCTTTTCTTTTGACGATAATGCCGGTCTTCCGGAAGAAAAGAAACAGAGAATCATACAGAATACTCCGAAGGGAACAAAGATCTGGAAAAACAAGATTGAGGGGCTGAGAGGAAAAGCAACCGGTCTGGTATTTCCAAATTTCCTCAGAAAGAAGCATGTTGTTTCTGAGGAATGGGTCAGGTCCCAGATGGCAGCAGGCAAGATCAGATTTAAAAAGTTTACTTGCGGCCTCGATACTTCATACTCATCCAAGTCCCCGGACACGATTGCAATGATGTTCCAGGGGATTACGGAAGACAGGAAGCTGATCACACTTGCTGAGAAGGTATACAGCAACAAAGATCTGGATCAGCCGCTTGCCCCGTCAGATACGGCAGTAAAATTTATAGAGTTTCTGGAAAGATGCCGCAAAGACTGGGGATTCGCAAAAGATACGTTTGTTGACTGTGCAGATGCAGCGACAATCACAGAATTGCGGAAGTATAAGCGACTGCACAGCTGTCTTTATAATTTCGTGGAATCATACAAGAAAGTAACAATACTGGATAGGATCAAGCTTCAGCTTGGCTGGATCCAGCAGGACTGCTATCTGGTTTTAGATACATGCACCAATCATATCTCTGAGATGGAGAAATATTCCTGGGATGATGAGAAAGACGTTCCGGAAGATAAAAACGATCATACGATCAACTCGCAGCAGTATGGCTGGATTCCATTCCGGAATATGATTGGATTTGAGGTGGAGGAACAGAAAAGGTGAAATGGATGGAAAGATTAAATGAAAACATAAAAAAGACTGTCAGGAGCTGGTTGAATGTTCTTCCGGCAAATCCCTTTAACTTCCAGGTTAATGAGATGATGGATTTTGAAGGACATGCGATTCTGAATCGTATCTGGTACAGAGGCGACGGCAATGAGCTTGAGCAGATCTATCAGCAGAATGCAGAATTTGCAGATAAACACAAGTTCTGGGCCAGCAGATCAACACCTGGCATGGATATGCGTAAGATTCACACAGGTCTTCCAGGACTGACAGTTAAAGTGCTTTCTTTTGCTGTTCTTCCGGATATGAACGAATTTGAATTCGAACAGCCGGCACAGGAACAGTTGTGGAAAGAGATTGAGGAAGACAATAAGTTTTATAAAAAGATTGAAAGCGCCCTCAAAGAAACACTGTTTATCGGAGATGGCGCTTTTAAAGTTGCTATAGATACTACGATTAGTGAATATCCGATTCTGGAATGGTATCCGGGCGAAAGAGTTGAATTCGTTTACCAGAGAGACCGGATCCGGGAGATTGTGTTCAAGACACCATACAAAGAAAAGGGCAAAGTGTACGTCCTGAATGAGCGTTATGGATATGGCTACATCATCAATGAACTGTATCTGGATAACAAGCTAGTTGATATCAAGTCTATCAAAGCAACTGAAAATCTGACAGATATCACATTTGATGAATCAATCATGCTTGCAGAACCATTCATGATCTATGAATCAGCCCGATATGAGGGCAGAGGCGGCAGTATATTTGATGGCAAGCTCGACAGCTATGATTCACTGGATGAAACATGGTCCCAGTGGATGGATGCACTGAGAGCCGGCAGAGCAAAGACCTATATTCCAGAATGTCTGGTGCCACATGATCCGGAAACAGGAATGCTGATAAAACCGAACCCATTCGACAATCGTTACTTTGCAGCAGACGGGGATATGCGAGAAGGTCAGAAGAATCAGGTCATCACTGATCAGCCGACTATTCCACATGACAGCTACATGGCATCGTATATAACAGCTCTGGATCTGTGCCTGCAGGGCGTAATCAGCCCATCGACATTGGGAATCGATGTAAAGAAACTGGATAATGCAGAAGCACAGAGAGAAAAAGAAAAGACTACATTGTATACCAGAAATGCAATCGTAAAGGCACTGCAGGAAACCCTTCCGGGAGTTGTTTCAATGTGTATCAATGCAGATAATATTTTGCACAATAAGGGCATTGAAGAAGTAAAGGTCAATATTCCGTTTGGAGAGTATGCGAATCCGTCATTTGAAAGCCAGGTAGAAACAGTTGCCAAGGCTAAACAGGGCGGCATTATGAGTATTGAGCGGTGCGTAGAAGAACTGTACGGTGATACACTGGATGATCATTGCAAGGAAGAGGAAGTTGCCCGTTTAAAGGCAGAGCAGGGAATACAGGACATGGAAGAACCAGCAGTTAACCTGGATGCAGGTAATTTCCGCGTAGATCTGGAAGGTGGTGAAGGTGATGCGGGTAAAGGTAGGACCAAGAATGTACCGAATGAGCCGAAAGGAATACCAGGGAATGCTTCAAATAGCAAAGGAGCAGGTGCCGATGGGTATTTACGCGGTAGAGAAAGCTGATTACGCAGAGTTCCGGAGGGACAAATGTGAAAGTATCACAAAACTGAAGGAACTGACGAGACAGTTTAAGTCACAGGGATTCAAGGTATGGTCAAATGGCAAAGATAAATGATCAATATGACATCGGTACTGCTTTTGAAGCGATTGAAAATGAACTAATCGCGTCTATGATCAGGAACTTCGAGAATCACAAGCAGGAAGAGACAGATGAAAAGAAACACTGGTCCATGTGGCAGGCAGAAATGCTGAAATCTCTGGAAAAGTACAAGCATGACAACCAGAAGAAATATGGCAAACAGTTTAAAGACATCAACAAAAAGATTGAAGCGCTGATCAGCCTTGCAAGATCTGAAGGTGGTATGAACCAGGAGAAAAGGATCCTGGAGGAGATCAAGAATGGATTTCCTGCCAAGAAGATAACTAAAGGCGGTACTGCTGAATTCTTCAAAGTCAATGATCGTAAGCTGGACGCATTAATCCAGGCAACCACAGCAGATATGCAGAAAGCAGAAGCGGCAGTTCTGCGTATGGCAAATGACCAGTACCGTAAGATCATATACAATGCTCAGGTATATGCGAATACCGGCGCAGGAACGTATGAGAAAGCCGTGGACATGGCAACAAAGGATTTTCTTTCAGCGGGACTGAATTGTGTTGAATACGCTAACGGAGCACGACACACGCTTTCTGATTATGCAGACATGGCAATTCGGACCGCAAGTAAAAGAGCTTACCTGCAAGGAGAAGGCGAAATGCGGCAACAGTGGGGGTTACATCTTGTAATTATGAACAAACGAGGATCCCCGTGCCCGAAGTGTCTTCCGTTTGTGGGAAAAATTCTGATTGACGATGTGTGGAGTGGTGGCAGCAGTAAAGATGGTAAATATCCATTGATGTCCTCAGCAGTGGCAGCTGGGCTTTATCATCCCCGATGCAAAGATTCTCATACTACATATTTTCCGGGCATCACGAAAGTAGATCCGAAATATAACAAGCAAGAGATTGCTGATATTGAAGATACAGCGAAACAGGAAGCTAAACAGCAATATGCTGAACGTCAGGAAAAGAAATTTGGAAGACTTGCAGATTTTTCACTGGATCCAGAGAACCAGAAACAGTATGAGAAGATGCAAAATCGGTGGAAACATGTGCGGATGCGAACTGGTGGTATGGACAGTCGAGAGTATACGGACTTCAAAGATTTGGAAAGGATGCAAGGGTTTGAAGACGTCACGGATGAATGGAAGAAAAAAGCAACACCTAATTCTCATAACGTTGAAGAAATATATAAATACAAAATCAAAGATTCTGTATTTACCGTGGATGGAAAAAATGTTTTGTTGGATTATTCAGATAAGGAACGACGAATTGCTGAGTTGCTGAAGGAGGAACTTGGAGGGAAAATATCTTTGGTTCCAAGGGTATTGAATCCACAGGGAATATCCACTCCAGATTACATATTTAGAGACGAAGCGTTTGATTTGAAAGAATTATCTGGAACGAGTAAAAATCTGGTGTATAACGCAATTGCAAAAAAGAAGAGACAAGCACCAAATTTTATACTTGATATTTCAAAAAGTCCACTGGATGAAAATGAGATTGCCAGGCAGATAGAAGAAATATATTGGTCGAGACACACTATGTTTGTACAAAAAATCATTGTAATCAAAGATGAAAAAATAAGAAAGATATATAAAAGAAACAGGGAGAAATGATGGCCCAACCCAAAATGTGGGGGTCAGGTATCATTCCTCCCTGTTAAGATATCTTATGGATATATTACAACAATATTCATAGAAATGCAATAATTTTAAGAAAGAGAGGATATGAAACATGAAATTTGAAGAAGCGTTAAAAGCAATGAGATCTGGAAGTAAAGCAAAATTACCATCCTGGGGAGGATATTGGTATTGGAGTCCAGAGAAAGAAACAATCATCATACACACAAAAGGCGGACAGGAAATGGATATTCGAGAAACACAGAGCGTTGTATATACACTTCAGAATATCCTTTCTGATGAATGGATTATTGCAGATGAAACCAATTGCCCTCAGCTTGGAGGAGAAGCAACATTTTCCTTCGGAGAAGCAATTAAATATTTAAAAAGAGGAATGAAAGTATGCCGTAAAGGATGGAATGGCAAGAAACAGTATATACAGCTTGCGACCAGTATTTCTTACAAGACAGCGAATGGTGAAGTTGTGAATTGCGAACATGATGCTATCGGCAATATGGCGATTGCTTTCGTTGGAACATCTGGTGTACAGATGGGTTGGCTTGCTTCCCAGGCAGATATGCTTGCGGAAGATTGGAAATTTGCGGAGGAATAAGAGCATGAAGAAGAAAATGGCAGCAGTAATTGCACTGGTACTTCTGATCTGTATCACAGCTACCGGATGTACAGAAGCAAATCAGGTAAGCTATAACATCTCCAAAGAAGCAGATAACTTCAATGTAACTCGAAAGCTCACAGTTCTGAATGCAAGGACAGATACCATTCTTCTGGAGCTGACAGGAACATTCGCGCTGAAAAACAATAATGCAAATGAATTGGAAGTAATCATTGAAACAGCAGAGAACAAATATCAGAAAGATTATGTGTACTTGAACGATTATACAATGTATGTAGTTGAAGACATTTCTGGAGCATCTGTGGATAAGTACCACTATGAAATCAATTTCCTTCCGGAATTTGGATTTAAAGTAACTCGTGATGACTGATTTTACGCCGGCGCAACGAGGGGAGGTGAAAATAGTGAAGATCAGAGTGATTCATGATTTCTATGACAAGGAAAATGATCTGAAGCTCAGGTCTGTTGGTGATACATTAACAGTATCCAAGGACAGAGCAGAGTATCTGGTAAGAATGAAGATTGCAGAGGTTATCGATTCGAAAGGCGGTGATCCGGAATCTCCCATTGAGGCGCAGGGTTAAGCGTCTTATTTTTATGCCCGAAGGCATTAAACTACGCGGAGACACCGGGTTATCAACTGTTTTTGTGAGACACACGTAAAACTGTATTCGTGCAGACAGCACATAAAAAACTGTAAAGGAGTATGTAGAAATGTTTAAGAGATTTAGATGCAAAGTACCAATGAACCTGCAGAAATTTGCAGAAGGAGGATCTGGCGATGGTGGGGGAGCAGGTGGCTCAGCAGCAAATGGTGGAACACCACCGGCAGGAGTACAGCAGACACCACAGTTTGATTACGACAAGCTGGCCAGTCTGATCGCAGGAAAACAGACTGTAACAGAAGAATCTGTTCTGAAAGGTTACTTTAAACAGCAGGGACTTTCAAAAGAACAGATGGACCAGGCTATTGCATCCTTCAAACAGCAGCAGGCAGCAAATCAGCCGGATGTTGCCGGAATGCAGAATCAGATCACAGAGGCACAGGCACAGCTTGCAGCATCTCAGAAAGCTGTTCAGGCAGCACAGGCAGAGAGTGCAGCTACAATGATGGCTGTTTCTTTGGGAATCGAAGCAAAGACAATTCCATATATCCTCAAAATGGCAGATTTAAGCCAGGTCATGGGAGAAGATGGAAACATCAATGAGGAATCATTGAAAACAGCAGTAAACAAAGTACTGGAAGACGTTCCGGCACTGAAACCGCAGACGGATGGTAAAACCGGTTTCACACAGGTAGGAACAGGTGGGAATCCGGCACAGCATCCACAGCAGACAACAACTACAAACCAGACAGCAGTACCGACAAAGCGTTGGAATCGTTTTAATAATTAATCAATGTGTCCGATTCGGACACCACAAAAAAGAAAGAAGGTATAATAAATGGCAAATTTAAACTATGCAGAACAGTGGAGTCCAGAACTCCTCGAGATCCTGATGCAGGGAACCCTGACCTCTCCGTTTGTGACCAGCAATGTAAGATGGCTGGATGCAAAAACATTCCATTTTACACAGATGAGTACATCTGGCTATAAAAATCATAACCGTAAAGGCGGCTGGAACACGGGAACTTATGATCAGAAGGATATCCCGTATACACTGACACATGACCGTGACGTTGAATTCATGGTAGATAAAGCAGATGTGGATGAAACGAATGCTACAGCATCTATTCAGAATATTTCCCGTGTATTTGAACAGACATGGGTTGTTCCGGAAACAGACGCGCTGTTCTTCTCTAAAGTTGCCCAGGCAGCACAGAATACAGAAGTATACCATGGATCCACAGCCACATCCGCATACACAAAAGCTAAAGTATTTGGCATGCTGAAGGCTATTCTTGCAAAAGGAAAACTCAGAAGATACAAAGCACAGGGTTCGCTGATTATGTATGTACGCAGTGAGATCATGGATGCCCTGGAGCAGTCTACTGAGTTCACACGTAAGATCGAGATGACACAGATTGCAGAAGGCGGCATGGGAATCGAGACTAGAGTAACTGACATTGACGGAGTACCGATCATGGAAGTTATTGACGATGAGCGTTTTTATGACGCATTTGACTGGAATCCGAAAGATGGCGGTTTTGCACCGACCGGAGCGGTATATAAAAAGACTGAGGACGCAGATATTGTAAAAGGCAAAGAGTACTATACAACATCTGATGAGCAGAGCTATTCAAAAGTGGAAAGCCCTGTAAAAGAAAGTCTCAGCACTTATTATGAAAAAGCACCGGGCAGCCATAAGATCAACGTACTTATTGCATGCGGACAGACCTGCAAGACAGTTCCGAAGATCAACAGTATCTATTATTTTGCACCAGGTACACATACAAAAGGAGATGGATATCTGTATCAGAACAGATCTTTCTCTGATGTATTTGTATTTCCAAATGGACGCGACGGTAAGATTGACAGTGTTTATGCCGATGTAGATACTGAGGAATATACAGCAACGGAAGAGTGATTTGAGGTGAATACATGTCCTACAAATCATATGTAACCGAAGATTATTATCAAAATCAGCATGATGGTGATATTATTCCGGAAGAAAAAATAGAGAAAGCTTTGAAACAGGCATCCAGGCACATTGATTCCCTGACTTACAACCGTATTGTGAGTCAGGGATTTTCTTCCCTTACAGAATTCCAGCAGGAAATCATCCGGGAAGTCGTATGCATGCAGGCAGATTTTGAGTATGAGAATGCGGATGAGATCAACAGTGTGCTGTCTTCGTACAGTATCAACGGTGTATCTGCACAGTTCGGCAGCAGTTGGAATGTGTTCACGGATAAAGGCGTGGCGATGAAGCGTGATGTGTATGCACTGTTACAGCAAACTGGATTATGCTGTATGTTAGCGAGGTGATCACATGAGATATCCATGTTTAGTCCCTAAAAGGCTCTGCAAGACAGATATCACCTGTAGCTTTGAGAGAGAAGGTTTGAACGAGTACGGAGAACCACTTAAGGCCATAGAGTATTCCGGAAAGTGTAATTACCAGGATAAAGCAAGAACAGTTCTGACAGCAGAGAAGAAATTGATACAGATTACCGGCACGGCGCTGTTTCCGGGTGACATCTGTCCAGATCTGCCGGTTATCTCTGGTGGATCCGCTACGATATTTGGAGTGAAAAGACGAATCGAGCAGGGGACAAAAGCAAGGAATCCGGATGGATCTGTAAATTATACTGAGGTGATGCTGGCATGAGCAATCTGATCAACGTGAATTCCGTGATAAAACTGAATCTGCCGAAAATCCGACAGCTGACCGATGCACAGATAACTGCTTTAGAGCAGACCGCAGAAGCACTTCATACGGAAGTTGTGCAAGCACAGGTATTTCCACGAGATACAGGTAATCTCCAGAATGAAAGCACGTTCCTGGACAGATCAGAAAGCAGTCATGGAAAGGTATCAATTATATCCAGTACTCCATATGCCCGCCGTCTGTATTTCCATCCGGAATATCATTTTCAGACTGGAGAGAACCCGAATGCCCGTGGCAAATGGTATACAGACTGGCTTCCGGGTGGTAAAGAAGCTGATTTCGCGGCTAAGGCATTCAAAGAAATCTATAGGAGGTTGACGGGCGTATGATGTTAGCAGACGTAAGAGATTATATCGATTCTCTTGGCATTGCGGAACACGTGTATATGGGAAAACTTCCAGACAAGGAAGATAAGTCTGTTGGAGCATACAATAGCAAGCACCAGTATCCGTATCACGCAACTCTCGGAGGACCATCTCTGGAAGGCTACGGCGAGAAATACGTGACTATATTGGTGCATTGGAATAAATCTCCAAGAGATACAGAAGAAGCGGCTACAGAGCTGTTTGAGAAACTGAGAGCCATGAGAGATGCAACAATCAACAATGAAACGATTAAGTTTTTTCAGCCCCTTTATCCAATTCAGGATGTCGACACGGATGATGCCGGTATTTATGAAATGGTCATAGAAGGAGCTTTTATTTTTGAGAAGAAGAAAGAAGGTAAAAAGGAATGAAAATGAATCTTCAGAAGTTTGCAGGAAAAACAACTAACGTATTTCCTGTATCAGCCAATCAGTTTAAGCTTGGCGCTGATAAAGAATCCGCTACAACTGTAGCAGATCTGCAGACCTTCTCACCGTCTTTTTCCAATGGGGTAGAAACTTGGACTCCAATGGATACAGAAGGATGGCAGAGAGCATTAATGACAGCCAAAGCCCTTACTATTACGCTTAACGGCAAGAGAAACATCGGAGATACCGGAAATGACTTTGTAGCAGGTAAACAGTTCAAGAATGGACATGACGCAGAAGGGTATTTTGAGTGGATTTTCCCGGATGGTACGAGCGTATCATGGGCGAACGCTGTGTTTGATGTAAAGAACTGCGGTGGCGGCGATGCTACAAATGTAGGCGCACTGGAATTTGACGTGATCAGCAATGGCAAGCCAACTTTAGTACCAGCAGTGTAATCCTGGGATTTTTTTGCGTGGAAAAAAGGAGAGATAGAAAAATGGCGAAAAAAATCAACATTACAGACAAACTGAATTTTGAATCCAATCCGATCATTGTGATCGGAGATCTGGAAGTAGAAGTAAAATCAGATGCGGAGACAGTGCTCCGGCTGATGGGAGTATTCGCAGAGAATTCTGAACTGCAGGCGGTTGGAGAAGCATTGGAGCTTATCTTTTCCCCAGAAGATGTAGAGAAGATCTGCAAGATGGAGAAAGATGGAAAGAAACTTTCAGCAAATTCTTTGATGACTATTATTCAGTCTGCTATGGAATTGGTCATGGGAGAAGACAAGGGAGAGCAGTGACCCGTACTATGATCTGATAGATGATTTTGATCTAATCATATCATCTTTTCAATCACAGTACGGGATTCGTTTATCCAGAGAGCTTCCGGAAGGAATGAAATGGGAAGAGTTCAGAGATCTTCTTGTTGGTATTGCCCCGGATACAGCTCTTGGAAGGATTGTTTCCGTTCGCGCAGAAGACCGGAAAGAGTATCTGGAGAATTTCACACCGGAACAACATCGGATCCGCAACGAATGGAAATCGAAACATGCAGAATTTATAAAGAATCATACAACAAAAGAACAGATGGATGCGCAGCTTGATGCGATGAAAATGGCATTTATGCGTATGGCAGGCCTTGGAGGTGATTAAAAATTGAAAGATTAAAAGTAAAATGCCCTTTTTGCGGACATGAGCAGAAAGTACAGTACACCCCGGATGCAAGATGCCGGGGTGTCTTTTTTAAGTGTCAGGCAAGGCACTGCAAGAAAGAATTTGAAATAAAGATAAACCAGGACAAGTAGTGCCACTGTGCCGATGTCCTCGCGACAGAGGCAGGTGGTATATATGTCAGCTACAAGTATTGGACAGATCGGACTTGATCTGGTTGTAAATAAAAATCAATTCGAGAGTCAGATGGCCGGAATAGCCGGTCTGGCAAAAAAAACAGGTGCCGCACTTACGGCTGCTTTCGGCATAAAAAAGCTGGTTGATTTTGGAAAACAGTGCCTAGAGCTTGGATCTGATCTTGCAGAGGTTCAGAACGTTGTAGATGTTACTTTCCCGCACATGACCTCAGAGGTCGATAAATTTGCAAAGAGCGCTGCACAAAGCTTTGGTCTGTCAGAGACCATGGCAAAACAGTACACCGGTACGTTTGGTGCCATGGCAAAAGCCTTCGGATTTTCCGAAAAACAGGCTTACGACATGGGAACAACATTGACTGGTCTGGCTGGTGATGTAGCATCTTTTTACAATTTATCGCAGGATGAGGCTTATACAAAGCTGAAATCGGTCTTTACTGGTGAGACGGAATCGCTGAAAGATCTCGGTGTCGTAATGACACAAACGGCTCTTGATTCCTATGCCATGGCAAATGGCTTTGGTAAAACAACCTCGGCAATGACTGAGGCGGAAAAAGTAGCTCTACGATATCAGTTCGTTCAGGACCAGCTGTCTGCAGCACAGGGCGATTTTGCCCGTACGTCTGATTCGTGGGCCAACCAGTGCAGGATTCTGAGCCTGCAGACGCAATCACTCATGGCTACGATTGGACAGGGACTGATCAATCTGTTTACCCCGGTAATCAAGGTGATCAACATTGCAATCGGTAAACTTGCTACGCTGGCGAATGCATTTAAAGCATTTACGGAACTGATTACAGGGAATAAAGCTAGCAATGGCGGCAGTAATGGTGTATCAGAGATAGCTGCTTCTGCAGCAGATGCAGGTGACAGCCTTAACGGTGCTTCTGATGCAGCTTCTAATCTGACTAACAATACCAATAAAGCTGGCAAGGCAGCACAGAATGCAGCAAAGAAAATGAAATCCCTTATGGGATTCGACCAGATCAACAAACTTGATTCGCAGTCCAGTACATCATCTTCAGGAACTTCACCATCGACAGGCAGTACAGGAACGGCAGGGAATGGAGTTGATTATGGAAAGCTTGCTGATGGCGATACAGTCATCGATAAGACAGATGAAAAGTTATCTGCTCTGCAGAAACGTTGCCAGGAACTTGCAAAACTGTTCAAGAAGGGTTTTGAAATTGGATTTGGCGATTCTCAGAAAAAGATAGATTCCATCAATAAATCTGTAAAGAATATTGGTAAAAATCTGAAAGAGATCTTCACGGATACAGCAGTTGTAAATGCGGCAAATCGATGCGCAAATAATATCGCTCTTGCTTTTGGCAAGATTACTGGTTCTACGGCCAGAATCGGGCTTACGCTGGCAGACAATCTTGTTGGAGGCGTTGATAAATACCTTGCAAAGAGCAAAGGTTATATCAAAAAGCGCATTGTTTCATTATTTGATGCGACAGGTGAGATTGCGAAACTCTCAGGAGATTTCAGCGTTGCGCTGGCAGATATCTTTGATGTTTTTTCAGGAGATGATGCCAAGGCAATCACTGCAGATATCATCCAGGTATTTGCAGATGGATTTCTTGGAGCTGCAGATTTGGCAGTTAAATTCAAAAGAGATTTTGTATCACTTTTTACTGTTCCGGTCATCCAGAATACAGACAAGATCTCCGAAACACTGGAGAACATGCTTGGACGTTGGAGAGTTACGTTTGATGCTCTTTCACAGAGTTTTACTGATACATTCGACAAAATCAATTCAGTTTATGATCAGTATTTCAAACCCTTTGTTGACTCCATCACACAAGGCATATCGGATATCCTTGGAACATTCCTTGATGCTTATAATACATATCTTTCACCATATCTGGACTATATATCAGATAAATTCAGCTCTGTATGGAAGGAACATGTTCAGCCGGCACTGGATGGAATTCTTGAATTGCTTGGTAAAGTATTTGAGAATCTAAAAGCATTATGGGAAACAGCACTGGTTCCATGTATCGAATGGATAGTTAACAATATAATGCCGGTTCTTGGACCGATCATTGGAGGCCTTGGAGAGCTTATTTTAGATCTTCTGGCAGTTGCAGGTGATGTGATTAAGAGGATTACAGATATTCTGGGTGGTTTCATTGATTTCTGTACCGGTGTATTTACAAATGATTTCTCGAAATGCTGGCAGGGAATTGAAGAAATCTTACAGGGATTCAAGATAATTGCAACATCAATCTTTGACTTTGCGAAGAAATACATCTTCCAGCCATTCATTGATTATGTGAAGGGGATCTTTCGGACAGACTGGTCGCAGAGCTTTGGTCTGTTGGGAACAGTCCTGAATACATTTTTGGAATCCGTGAAGCGTATTTGGGGAGACGCCAAGACGATTTTTAATGGAATCATAACTTTCATAAAAGGTACATTTCATGGAAATTGGAAGCAGGCGTGGTCCGGAATTAAAGATATCTTTAAGGGAATTTTCGATTCCCTTGTGACATTGGCAAAGACTCCGCTGAATGCCGTGATTGACATAATTAATAATTTAATGCACAAACTCAATTCCGGACTGTCTGCGATAGAAAACGCATTTTCTTTCAGCTATGATTTTACGAACCCTATTACGAAGACCAGGCACTATGGCCATTATGGCTTGTCTCTGCCAAGGGTGCCAACGATTCCGCATCTGGCACAGGGCGGTTATGTAAAACCAAATACACCACAGCTGGCCATGATCGGTGATAACCTGCATCAGGGCGAAGTTGTTGCGCCGGAAGATAAGTTGAAAAAAATGGCAATTGAAGCGGCAATGGCAGCAGGATCCGGAGTAAGCAGAGCTGAATTGGAATCTATCATAAACCGGGCTGTGATGAGAATTGTTGCAGCGTTAACGAATATGGGATTCTATCTGGATTCCACACAGATCGCCAGAGCAACTCAGGAGGCAAAAGCAGCTATGGACATTAGATATAACTCTGTGGAGGTAAAATGATGGCGAAGAAAATATTATGGTCTGGGAGTACTGTGCTCCCAGCACCTACGTCTTTGAGCGTAAACGATGAGATCATATGGACCTCCGATACCGGACGTACATTATCGGGCTTGATGATTGGCAGCGTGGTAGCACAGAAAAAGAATCTGAGTATTAAGTGGGAATATCTGACAGAATCGCAGGTAAAAGTAATTAAAAATATTCTTGTGCCTGGATTTTTTCCTTTATCGTTTCATGATGATGGGATTGACATCACGATAAATTCTTATAGGGGCACATTGAGCAAAGAACATCTTGGGTATATAGGGGATGGAATCTACTGGTACAAATCTGTATCGGTAGATATTATACAGAGGTAGCAGA